ATGCTCTGGGGGACCCTCGTTTAGAGCCACCGACCCCCGTCTACGTTTTGGGAACAAGTAGTTTGACGGACGGGTATTGGCTTGTTCAGAATGTTGTCCATACATTTAGAAAATACGACGACTACATCGCAACCATGACGATTATTACGGACGGTACAGGGGCTAATCAGGTCGGCGCACTTAGAGGGCGTCAATCGCCTACAATTAGTACTGTAAATATAGGCAGTTTAATTAATGACAGTAGTGGAATTAGCACGTTGAATACTCGGACCAACACGGCACTTGTTCAACTTTCCCCTTCTATCATCCCGTCTGAGCAAGGATTTAAACGCAGTCCTGCTCTGTGGACTACGAGAGGAGTGTAATGTACGAGTCCCAGCTAAAGTCTTATGAAGCAGCAATTGCTTTGCCGTTCAGAATTACTCCTCAGGGTGGAATTGCCACCGCTTCTAGTCAAGCAGAAGTTTGGCAGGACCGTGTTCGGGGGGCGATGAACACGCGAATGGGAGAGCGCGTCATGTTCTCCAAATTTGGAACAGACATTGCTAACTACGCGTGGTCTACGGTGACAGACATTGAAGAAGTCATTTTGTCAGAAGTAGAAAACTTGTTTACTTCTACATTCCCCACATTGACTCTTGACCAAGTTACGGTTGAGTATGACGAGCTTAACAATCGAGTACTTGTAGACGTAGAGTACTCTACCCCCAACTTAGATAAACTTAGTACCACGGTGGGCATGGCAGTTGTTGCTGGAAACTTGCCTATTTATGAGGAGAACCGATGACTGACCCAACCCCCGCGCCTATTTTACAAACCCCTGTTATGGTGGACTACACCAACCGGGACTTCTATGCACTTCGAGAGCAACTTATCCAACGTGTAAAAGACCGCGTCAATAATGGCTCTGGGTACTCGTGGTACGGAAATGATGAGGCAGACTTTGGGGTCGCTCTCATTGAGGCTTTTGCGTACATGGGCGACGTGGTCAGCTATTACATAGACCGAGTTGCAAACGAAGGAACAATAGTCACGGCTTCGCAACGAGAAAGTGTTTTAAACCTTGCGTATTCATACGGGTACATTCCGCTTGGGTATAGGGCTTCTTCGTGCACTATTCAGTTTACAAACTCAAAAGTAGGCGGAGCGTCTTCGGTACCTGCTGGGACAGAGCTTCGGGCAGTTTTGACAACAAATGATGTTGTTGAGCAAGTTGTGTTTACAACAATTACAGATGTATCCTTTGCTACTTCTGCTGTCAAGACTATTACTGGGGTGTCGGCATCTGGCGGAAACGTAACGTACACCTCAAACAGCCACGGGTTTACTTCGGGAAGTCTTGTTACTGTCACTGGCGTATCTCCTGTCGGGTACAACGTGGATAGTGCCATAATTACAAACGTTGCTACAAATACATTCACTATTGCTAGCAACGCAACTGGCGCTTATGTTAGTGGGGGGACCGCCCAGTCTGCCCCGCGTACGGGTACAACAACAGCTACCCACGGACAAAATGTCGCCACTCGCACGGCAAACTACGCCGCGTCACCAGACATTTCGGGAGAAATTCTAGGAATCTCTGACGGAACTCCTAGCCAAGTTTTTCAATTAAAAGAAACGCAGGTTGTAGACGGTTCAATTCAAATCTATGTGGTTACCGGAAGTGGCGCTAATAAAACTTACGGGCAATGGACAGAGGTATTGCACTTAGCTGATTACGGTCCAACTAGCGCTGTGTTTAAAGTTATTAAAGGCTCTAACAACACCATTTATGTGCAGTTTGGTGATGGTGTATCGGGAGCTATCCCCAACAATTTGTCTACAATCAAAGCGCGGTATGTGTTTGGTGGAGGAATTGTCGGTAACGTTCCCGCAAACAGCGTCGTCATGTTTAACTCCGGAACATTTGATGGCGTAAGCCTGACTAATACAGACAACGCTACTGGTGGACTAGACCCTGAGGGAATTGATTCTATTCGGAGTAATGCTCCTCAGGCGTTCTCTGCGTTGAACCGCGCGGTAAGCCTAACTGATTATGAGGGACTTGCTCTTCAGGTAAACGGTGCGGGTAAAGCAAGCGCAATTGCAGATGTGTGGTCGTCAGTGACGTTGTACTTAGCACCTACAAGTACAGACGCTACAGACTTGTACCCCGGTAAGAACACGTCTAACTCCGCTGTGGTCCCATCGTGGACGACTTTGCAGACAGACGTTATCGAAGCTTTGACTCCTAAGCTATTGATTGGAGCGTCTCTTACTGTTTCTCCTCCAACTTACACTCCGGTCAACCTGACCGTTCAGTACAGTAAAGTTCCTCAAGTTACTGATGCGACAATACAAGCGTCTATCAAGCAATACATGAGTACCTATTACTCGTACACAGCAAACTCTTTTGCCCAGATTATTCACCCTGAAGAAATTGAGTTCATTCTTCGGTATGTTCCGGGTATTCAAAATGTGTGGGTAACAGAGCTTCGTCGTAGTACGGAATCGGGAGGAAGTCTCGGCACTCTTGTCGGAGCTACTAGCGAAATCTTTGTATTCTCGTCAGACAACATCACTTCGACGGCACGAAGTACTGACGCTACATTGAGCGCTCTGACCGTTACCAACGGAACCCTCTCCCCGACATTCTCGTCTTCGACACTTGACTACCTCGTCAACATCGGAAGCAACACCTCGACAGTAATTGACCCGACTGCTACTGCGGTTGCTTTGGGAGCCAAGGTGACGGTAGACGGCACGTTGGATGTCAAGACAGTGAGCAACACAGTTGCAGGAACTACGGTTAACGTTCCGATTGTCGTGACTGCGCCAGACGGACGGACCCTCAAGACGTACACGGTAGCTGTTTACAAGTCCTCGTAATGATTATTGATTCCTACGGTAACCGCAGATTCTTTGGAATCTACCGAGGTGTGGTTCAGGATAACGCTGACCCCCTCGGTAAAGGTCGTGTCAAGGCACAAGTACCGCAGGTTCTATTCAATGCGGTCACTGATTGGGCTTGGACAAAAGATACTAATGGAGTAGTCGCTTCAGCACCTGCGATTGGTCAGGGAGTATGGGTTCAATTTGAAGGTGGGGACCCCTCGTTCCCTGTCATCGTCGGTGTGTTTGGCAACAACTCTTCTGCAATGAGTTTGGCGTTCGATGACCTAACCGATGTTACGATTGGGTACCCAACTGACCGTCAGGTCCCGGTGTATAACTCTGCCACAGGTCAGTGGGAGAACACCTCCGTAGCTATCCCTGCTGGTGGTGACGCCGGACAAGTTTTGGCTAAAGCGTCCGATAGTGACTACCTTGTTTCGTGGGTATCCGGGACACAGGTTCCCACGTCTACTGTCAAGCACATTGTTCGGAATGACCACAGCGCAACTCTCCCAAAAGGAACGGTTGTGTACACCTCCGGAGCAAACGGAACTCACATTTTGGTGAAGCCCGCACTTGCAACCGCTGACCAAAGTTCTGCTCAGGTAGTTGGCTTTCTAGAAGTTTCTCTTGCCCCCAATGCTGACGGATACGCCATTAGTGAGGGTCTGCTTTCAGACGTCAATACCTCAGCCGCCAATGCTGAGGGCGACCCTATGTGGTTGTCTAGCACGACTGCTGGGGAAGTTATTTACGGGTTTGCTAATGAGCCTTACGGTCCCGCCCACATCGTATACCTCGGAGTTGTAACCCGCAAGAACCCAGTAAACGGACAAATCTTTATCCGCATCTCCAATGGCTGGGAACTTGATGAGCTACACAACGTCAATATCAATCACGCCAATGCTCGTGCCGACAAAGATATCCTTCAGTATGACTCTGCAACAAGTCTGTGGAAGAACACGTCGCTGGGAAGCAACTCGCTGTATGTGGGGACTACACAGATTGTTCTCAACCGAGCAAGCGCCTCTCAATCTCTAACTGGAATCACCAGCATTGACGGGTCTGCTGCAACCCTGACTACCTCGCGCACATTGTGGGGTCAATCCTTTGATGGTTCCGCAAATGTGACGGGCAACTTAACCTCTGTTGGGAATATCACCGGTTCTGGCGCAATCACTATCACGGCTGGTGGGACAAACACAAACATCACACTTGCGCCAAATGGTACAGGGACCGTTGACTTTTCTAGCAAAAACATCACATCAGTCGGCACCATTACTGCGACGACATTCTCCGGCTCATTATCAGGAACTGCCACCAACGCTACAAACATCGGCATCACTGATGATGCCACCACTTCTAGCTCGGTGTACCCGCTGTGGGTTTCGGCTACTTCAAGTCCACTCCCCGCGAAGATTACTTCGACAAAACTTAGTTACGTACCCTCAACCGGTGTACTGACTTCTACTACTTTTTCTGGAGCACTGTCTGGGACCGCGACGCGTGCCACTAACATCGTCGGAGGTAACAGTACAACTCTTCTGGGCGCAATACCGTACCAGTCGGGGACCGACACTACTGCTCTGCTTTCGCCAAATACAACTACAACAAAAAGCTTTCTTAGGCAAACGGGTACTGGTACAAATGGCGCTGCTCCGGCATGGGACACTCTTGTTGCCTCTGATATCCCAGCTTCTTTGTCGAGCACAACCAGCGTAAACGGCACGACAATTCCTGCAAACACAGCCCTTCCTCTTTCTCAAAACTATGTTTTGAATGGCGCGTTTGATATTTGGCAAAGAGGAACTTCGGGGACACCAACTTCGGCAACAACAAGGTATGTTACCGATAGATGGGAAACTTTGAGGGCTGGCTATGTTGCCGGTATGACCGTATCTAGGCGAGCTGCCACGGACGCGTCTTTACTTCCTAACGTTCAGTACTGCATGAGGGTTCAAAGGACGGCGTCAAACGCTAACACCACGGCTCTGTACGCGGGTCAGGCATTTGAGTCCATTAACTCAATCCCTCTTTCGGGTAAAACAATCACTGTATCTTTCTACGCACGAGCGGGGGCAAACTACTCTTCTGCGGCAAGTGCGCTAAACGTACAGGTTCTTACTGGAACAGGAACAGACCAAAACATAGTTGGTGGATTTACAGGAAGTGCGTTCCCCGTAAACCAAACTGCAACTTTGACAACGTCATGGCAAAGGTTCAGTTACAATGCCACATTAGCGACCTCTACAACACAGGTTGGGGTTCAATTCTTTTACATCCCTGTGGGAACAGCAGGAACAAACGATTACTTTGAAATAACTGGGGTCCAGATTGAGACCGGGAGTGTCGTGACAGATTTCCGCCGTAATGCTGGAACTGTGCAGGGAGAACTCGCTGCCTGTCAGCGTCACTACGTTCGATTTTCCGGGTCCAGCACAGCCACTACTTATGGTTACGGATTAATCACGGCAACAACAACTGTCGCTAGGGCGCATGTTCCGTTGCCTGTTTCACTAAGAACCTTCCCGACCGCGGTTGAGTTTTCAACACTACAGCTTTGGTGGGCGGCAAACGCCACAACTGTTTCTGCGGTTACCTTGAGTAACAGCTCATTGTCGATAGCTGGTTTGGATTTAACGGTCACGGGAGGGTTCTCCATTGGACAGCACGGACAACTAATTGGAAACGGCTCTAACAGCTACATAGGAATTAGTGCGGAGATGTAATGGTATACAAAATACTTGAGCGTAAAGATGACTTTACCGAAGAAATAACAAAACATGTAATGATTGAAACTGACTCAGGAGAGTTTTTCTCATTTCCCGCTGAAGACACCAACCCCCATTACCAAGCATGGTTGGCGGAAGGAAACCCGCCAGTTCTTTAGCCAATAATCAGGTGGGCAACCAGAGAAAATAGAAGTAAGACTTTAGGAGACCGCAATGGCTACTTACCCAGATAATAAAATTATCTTCGACACTGTGGAGAACGGTGTTGATACTGTTCAAGCTTCACATGTCAACCTTGGTTACGCAGAAATTGAAGCCATTGAAGGTATTTTGGGAACTAACCCAAGTACTCGTTCTGGTGGTTGGTCTGCTACACAGCTCGTTGTTTCTAGCACCACGTTTTCTACGGTAAAGCTTCGCCTCGATAACGTTGAGAATGGCGCGTATTACGCGCAGACGTATCTTGTTAACAACACTGGTGGAACCACTATCACGCCATCGGGCGATGCTGTTAAAGGGCTTGTAGTTAAAGCACGAGCTAGTCAGACGGCAAAGCTTATGGAATTTCAGTTGAATGACTCAACTGTGGTCTCTTACTTTGATAAAGACGGAACTTTTTACACCCCCACAATCGACGGCGGAAGCGCGTAACGGAGTAGCCTCACATGGCTCGGTATAATACCTTTCAATATGGGGACCCCGTATACTACGGTGCTGCCTCGGCTTCAGTGTATGAGGCACTTCCTTTTTCGGCAGAAGCCCTTGACTATGACAAGGTAAAAGTATCTTGGGTTACGCCCGGTATGGCGGCATCTACGTTTGAGTACACCCGTTTGCGCGTTGTGCGCAACCAAGACTACCCGTCTGAAACTCAAGAAGACGGAATTGTTATCGTAGATTTATTCGAACCATTTAACGCTGGTAACTACGCCAGAGTTGTTGATGGAACAATTACAGGTCCTGACGGGAGTCTTCTTCCTGCATTGCGTCCCGGCAAGTATGTTTACTACTCTATTTGGCTATTGAAAAAAGAAAATAGTGGAGCAAATATTTTCTGGGATAAAATTGCCGACACCAGCATGTTGTTGGCAAGTTCTCACGATACATTGCTGGGCAACACCGATGACTCTTTAGAGATACTTAGTCTGCAAAGTACGACTCGTGCACGAACCATGACTACGCATCAAAAAATGTTGGACTTGCTTCCTAAGGTGTACACAACTGCGACCGAAAATCCATTAGACATTGTCAATGAGGATTCTGACTTGTCGCTATTCCTTAAGGGGTTTTCGTACACTCTTGACGAAATCTACACGTATGCAGACCTTCTTCTTCCCAGTAGAGACGCGACAAATTACTCTCCTGATTTGCTTCGAGCAAAATCATTTGAACTAAGTCTTCAGCCTGACAATCAATCTTCGCCTAAAATCCAACAGAAGTTGGTTCGAGAAGCCTTCTACATGTTTTCACGTAAAGGAACGTCTGCGGCATTACAGACGTTCGCTGAATGTGAGACAGGGTTTGATACTCTCGTCACTACTTCCCCCAACTTGATGCTGAGTACGCAAGACAGCACTTTTTACAAAGGCATCGGTGGCTGGAAGTCGATTGGTGGGTGCACGTTAACGAGCGTCAAAACCGAGACGGTACCCGCAATTGACTCTGACACATCCAAGGCAATTGACCGAGTGTATTGCGGGCAAGTGGTTACCGCCGCTGCAAATTCACAGATAACAAGCCTTGCTTCATCCTCAGTAACTCGTGGTATCCCGGTAAAGAAGTCTACGTCACACACATTCTCTGCTTACGTAAAGAACACTAGCTCGGGAACAGTTACCCCCACAATTCGGTGGTACGACGTGAACGGGACGTTTATTTCTTCATCCACCACTACTGCTTGGACTACGTCCTCTAGTTGGGCTAAGCGTACCCTTACGGCTACTTCCCCGAGCACTGCGGTATACGCCAGTGTCGAACTCAAGTTCAACTCAGCAAGCCAAACTTATCTGATTGACATGGTGCAATTTGCGGAGGGGTCTGCTGCGGCATTCGAAGAAGCTCGCGCTGCTCAGGTGTACCTGTACCCCACAAAAGTTAACCACATTGTCAACCCGTCTTTTGAGACCAACAAGTCTTCGTGGACCATTACCGACAGCGGTTCTAGCACCGTGAGCGACAGCCCCGTGGATGTTATCTCAGGCGGTAAATCTCTTTCTGCTACTATCTCCAGCTCTCAAAAAATTGAAACTGTGGTTTTTAGTGGTTCGAATGAGTTGGCTATTTCAACAGGGGTTTACTACACGTTCTCGTTTTACGCAAAGAAATCCACTGCTGGAACAGTCAATGCAACAGCAACATTACAGGCTGTCTCTGGTGCGTTGAATTCCCAGAATAACGTCGCTATTGCAATTACAAACACGTGGAAGCGTTATGAAGTGAACTTGTTCATTCCGGCTACGTATTCTGCACCAACGTTGACCGCCACACTGATTGGTGTGGACTCCGGAGTGGTTCTGTTTGATGCGGCTCAGTTGGAGCGGGCATACTCCGCTACCGATTACTTCGATGGGTCCATGTCCATTAACGGTGGCGAATGGAGTGGGACTGCAAACGCCTCGGCAAGTTACATGTTCCCCAACAAGAGCAAGGTCCTGTCTCGGTTGGCAATTGAAATGCCGAGCTTCTTGGTCAGTGGTACCCCGTACCGAGTAGTTAACGCTTCTGGAATTGTCAGTGGGAATATGGGTGAACTAAAGGGGTTTGCGCCATAGAATGACAGCATGGAACTATTAATTGTTGTAATTATTTCGGGCATGGCGTCAGGATTCTGCGCTGAGATTATTTCGTATTTGGTGGAACGCTTTACGTTCCTCAATGAGAAGTTGATTAAGCAACTATTCCTTGCACCATTTGGCGTACTTTTTGCATGGCTTCTTT